AATGTCGTGGCTTCTAGGAAAAATTATTAAGCCACGTAAATCAATAGGTGTTAAAATTTTTTCTAATCCAACAATACAATTAGGCGACATTGTTTCAATTAAATATGATTATAATAATTTAGAGAAGGTTGGTAATTCCAGATATGTTGTTTATTATATAGAATATAGTAAAGATGTAAGTGGACCAAGTATGACTTTATATTTAAGTGAGGTAAGATAATGGCTACAGAAGCAACACCACAAATTCCTAGTTCAAATAACAATACCACAAACACTCCACCAGTAAAAATTGCAACACCAGATTTAATTTTATTTCCTGATGAATTAACCCAAATTGATGTAATGACAGATTTGGTTTTTGAAGATATAGGTGGTCAGGAATTAATTAATATAGCAAGAAATGACTTAGTAAATGGTCAAGATGTAATTTATTCTCCAATTAAAAATTTAAGTTCTATCTTTTTTCAGTATAATCCTCAAAATATTCTTGCATTGCAAAAAACATCAGAATCATATTTTAAAAACTTTGCAATTAAGTTAAGTGAAAAAATACCAGAATGTGGAACTGGATATACTTTTGATGAGGATGGACATGAGGCATATAACTGCAAGATTGTTTATTGTGACCCAGTTGACGGCAGTATTGTGATAAATGTCATAAATATGGGCAAAGAAGAGCAGGTAGAGGTTCAAATATTACAAAGTGGTATTGTGCTTAATGATACAATATACGGAGTGGAGTAATTATGATAACTAATAGTGGTAAAAATATTATTGCAAAATATCTGGTGGGTCAATCACCAGCCTACGCATCCTATATTGCTGTAGGTTGTGGGGCAAAACCACTTGAGGCAGATCCAGAAGTTTCCTTCGGCGACTACTCTGATAAAAGTAATTTAGATTTTGAAATGTTTAGAGTTCCAATAACATCAAGAGGGTATATTAAAGATGAAGATGGAATTGCTAAAATAGTATTAACCGCCGAATTACCAACAGAAGAAAGATATGAGATTTCTGAAATAGGAGTTTATTCTGCTGGAGCAAATCCTACTGCTGGAGCATATGATAGTAAAACCTTATTTGCATTTTCTGATTCTGAAAACTGGAAATATGACAATCAAATATCACTTGATTCTAAATATGACCCATTAGATTCTGGTGGAACTAGCGGTGAGATACACGTTGTAAACACAGATGGTTCAGATGTTATGGCATTTAAAACAAATGCTAATAATAGAATTTTTACAAACGCAGAAAGAGTTGCACGATATGAAAGATGCAGATTTTTAAATAATATATTAATTACCAATGGATCTATGTCTAATATTTCTACAGAAATGATAGACGGTGTAAAAAGACTTAAGGTTAATTCTGGAAGTCATTATGTTGGAATTACTGGAACAACTTTAAATTTAAGTAAAAATGCACCTACCGATGAACTTAGACTTGCATTTTCTGTAGTAAATAAAAATAAAGTAAATACATCTCCTATAAATCCAGACAAGGTTTATATTATGATAGAGTTTTCTGATACAGATGTTTACGGTGAAGGACAATGGGCAAGGTTTGAAGTTATTTTGGATAGTTATGATTTTGCAACTAATCGATATATTATATCAACAAAACAACTACAAGAACTTAGAAAAAATAATACTGGATTTAATTGGGATGCAGTTACCACAGTAAAACTATATACTTCAGTTATAGTTAACAATAATATATCTGATGATTTTTATATTTGTTTTGATGCAATTAGACTTGAGAATACTACATCTATTAATCCACTATATGGACTTGTCGGGTATTCTGTAATAAAAAATGATCATGCAGAAACAATTGTAAAAGCAGCAAATACTACAAGTTATATAGAATTTAGATTTGGGATGAATATAAATAATGGCTGATCAAGGTATTAAAAAGGTTATCATTCCAAGATCTTCGTTGCCGCCAGCAGGTAAAAATGGAGAGTATCTTGTAAGATATAGAATTGTTTCAGAAGATAAAAATAGGTATTCACACTGGTCCCCAGTTCACAAAGTTTTTGGTAAAGCAATAGATAAAACAAATATACAGGGAAGAATTGAACAGACAGGTTCAATTATTTTAGTTGCATGGGATTCTGTAAAAGATATTTCAAGTTATGATATATTTGTGAAATATAATACTGATGCTGATTATTCTTACCATGGATCATCAATATCAAACAACTATTCCATTATCAAAGGAACAGGGCAAAGCATTTCTATCAAGGTTCAAATTGGTGGAATTTTTAAAGAAATAGTAGATGGAAATAATATTTATACTGGAACGTTAAGTTTGGTATAATTAGATAGGAGGATTTATGGCTAAAATACCACTACCAGAAAGAGGGCAACCTTTAGATGTTAATTATTTATATACAATTGCTAATGCGCTAAATGATGTTATAGGTCAAACATCTTCTTCATCATCTAAATATGTAACAGTAGATATTCCAGGCGTAGTGAATAAATCTGTTAAAGCATCAGAAGCAAGAATTATTGGAACATCTAAAATGGTAGTAACAAATTCATCAAAGAATATTGGAGACGAAGAACCATTTGAATATGTATATCCCGCAGAGTTTAAATATACTCCGATTGCTGTAGCAACTCCCGTCAATGTTGGACAAACAAATGCTGGAGAAAATGTCTCAGTAGTTTTGAAGACTGTTGGAAATTCAAGAGTTGAAGGTTTAGTTAGATTTAATGAAAGCGGAAACCTTACAATTGCTGTTCACATTTTGGTTGTTGGCATTCCGCTTTAATGATAAAGTGCAAAAAATGTTCAAGAAAAATGATGATAGATCGGGTTTACAACTCGCTCTCTCATTTAGAAATTTATTGTTTTATGTGTGGGTCACGAGTATTTTTTCATCCACCATCTGATTCAGAGGAAGGAAGATGGCTACTAAAAAAGGAAATAGAACGAGCGAAGAATACAATGTCGCTCCTGTAATACCTGGAAATAAAAAAGTTTGGTTTTTAAATAATGATCTTGTTAGAATTGTTCATTTTAATAGATCAAACGGGATTATGTCTGTTTATAATATAACAAAGGATAGACTTGAAAGTTGTTTGATTAGCGATTTTAAAAATAAAAGAGAAAGAGCATATACTGTAGGAGAGACTGCTGATCTTGTTAATCGTCATAAAAAATATATGCCATCACTTATGAAACGAGGGATTATACCATTCCCCACAGGATCACAAAAGGGCGGAGCAAGAGGCTGGCAAGTTAGATCTTATTACTCTGAATCACAAGTAAAAGAGATTCGTGATATACTGGCTACGTATCATATTGGTAGGCCAAGAAAAGATAATTTAATAACAAATGATATTACTCCCACAAAGGCTGAATTGACACGCCGAATGGGAGATGGTATACTGACATATACGAAGACCGAAGATGGTAGGTTTATACCAATTTGGTCGGAATCAATATAACAGAAGGGTATGAAATGGAAGAAACAAAAGTATCAGTAACATTGGGATATACATTAAATCTTGGAAATTTCCAATCACTAAGATTGGACCTAGGTGTAACAGACTCAAAGCGTGATGGAGAAAATACAGATCAGGCTTTTGAGCGTGTATATAAGTTTGTTGAAGACAAGTTAGCAGCAAAAATATCAGAAGCAAAGGTTGAACTAGAAGAAAGCAATTAGTGTGACAAACAAACAGAAGCGATTGGCTCTGTTAAGTAGGTTTGACAAACACTATAAGTTTAAACTAGGACAGGTGCCACAGTATAATAAGTGGATAGAGCAATGGTCTGCTGATGCACTTATTGAGTCTTACGGTATGGAAGTTTGCTATGAACTTCTTGAATACTATTTTGAGGTTACAGAAAATCCAACATGGAATCATTTTGCATATATAGCGCATGATATACTTGAAGCAAAAGAACAGTATAAAAAAGATTTAAAAGAACGAGAAGAGCGTAGGGAAAAGGCAAAGGAGTGGCTGAGTGAATAATACAGAATCAAAATTAATCTCAGCCGTTTTAAAAGATAAGCAAGCGCATGTTTTATTACAGGCTAATGTTGAAAATATTTTAACTACTCATGTAGATGTTTGGCAGTTTATTAGAAAATATTATGAGGCTAATGCCACAGTTCCACCAACAGAATTAGTTGTAGAAAAGTTTAGAGACTTTGAGCCTGTAAGTGGTGTTGGTGCTACAAAACATCATCTTGAAGAACTACAAGCAGAGTATTTAACTAATAGTCTTAAAGATATTATTAGATCTGCTGCTACCGATATCCAGGGTGGTCAGGGATTAGATGCTTTAGAATCTCTTATTACTAAAACTGCAGAACTTAGAAAAAATACAGCAGCCATTCGTGATATCGATGTAACCGACTTAGATTCTGCTATTGCTTATTTTGAAAATCTAAAAAAGCAGCAAGAGGCTGGCGCACTAGGAATTAAAACTGGTCTTCCAGGTTTTGACAACTACCTTCCTTCTGGAATCATGCCAGGGCAGTTAGGAGTATTCCTTGCATATCCAGGCATAGGAAAGTCATGGTTGTCTCTCTATTTCGCTGTGCAGGCTTGGAAACAGGGTCGTAGCCCAATGATCATAAGTCTTGAAATGTCTGAAGTCGAAGTTCGCAATCGTGTTTTTGCAATTATGGGTGAGGGACTTTGGTCACATAGGAAGTTAAGTGCTGGTCAAATTGAAATGGATATGCTTAAATCGTGGCATACTAAAAGCGTTAAAGGTAAACCAGAATTTCATATCATTTCAAACGATACTGGTGGAGATATTACCCCATTAGTCTTACGTGGGAAGATAGATCAATATAAACCAGACTTTGTTATTGTTGATTACCTACAACTTATGTCTCCTAATAGTAAGTCTGATAATGAAACTATTAGAATGAAAAACCTTTCTCGTGAACTTAAGTTAATGGCTATTGCAGAAGAGGTACCAA